TGCGTTGATGGTGCGTTCTACCTTACCTGTGACTATCGCATTGGCAAAGTAGTTGCATCGATGAATGTTGTAAAAGTACATATCAGACGACTCAACCTGTCCGTTGACCAATACCATAAGTAAGAACAGGTGTGTCATATTACTCTGCAACAATCTTTAAATTACCAAGGTAATCCTGTCTCAGTGACAGGGTTTTTCTGCTCTTCGATGTTAGCCGTAAGAGCTGCTTCAGTTGCGTCTTTATCAACTGATTCGTAAACCCAAGCCAGTACATCAGCTTCGGTTAAATCTGCGTAAGGAACAAAGTCAGGCGCAGCAGGGTCAGGTGTAAAGCCACAAGTGCCGTAAGAAGATGCTGTGTAGGTTACTGCATCGTCTCCAGTGCCGACAGTCTCTTCTGCTGTTACTCTCCAATGCGCTACGATAACGCCATTGTCAGTAGTGTTTCTTTCTAGTTGAGCAATAGTCCAGTTCATTTGTTACTCCGGCTTAGTAGGCCAATCTGTTTCTGTTAAGTATGGGAAGTCTGCGTGAGTCGTTATGTCACGCAGGGCTTGACGGTATGCAGCCCACTCTGTTGCTAATGCTACGCCAGTTTCGGCAGACTTTATAACCATCCAATCTGACTCAGCTAGTTTAGCATCACGTTGTGTTCTGACAGACGCAGCAGCCTCACTGTTCAGTCTGGCTTGGTAGTCATTCTCTTGGTCAGTCTTAGTGACTAGAGTGCCTTCGTCGTCAGTGTAGTCGCTGAACATATCAACCACTGTCCAAGCCTGTACCCAGTTGCCGTTAGCGTCTTGAGTAACACCGTTTCTGACTGCCTGTGTGTAGCCTGTGACTTCTGGCTTAGGCGCTTCGAGTACAGGGTCTATTCCAAGAGCAGAGCAGACGTTAGCGTCCCACACTCGTGGCAGTGATGTGTTGCTGTGCATTCTTCTGACTTCGCCTTGAGTTTTGACTTCGCCAGTTGATTGAATACGATATTCCATAATTCACCTATGCTATTGCTAAGAAGATGTAAGTGCTGCCACTGGCGTTTGGATTAGCTGAATCAAGATCGCTAAAAGCCCAATTTACTGTAAATCCGCTTGAATTAGGGTCAATTAAGTCTGCTCCAGAAAATTCGGCTGCTGTTGAATTAAGATATAAAACAGGATCATTTCCCGCAACTATACCTCTAGCCGTATCAAATACCATCCACATTCCGGCGGAATTAGTGCGTTTTATAAGCACAAATCTAGCGCCGTTACTAAAGCCACAATCCACTGTAAGAGAAGTTCCATTTCCTGTGTAGCTTCCTACTTTGCTTACTCCTGCTAGTGTGGCGAAGAGGTAGGCTATGTATGTAGATCCAGAACTGTTGGTATTCACTCCTGCGCCAAGTGTAAACACAGAAGATGTTGGGTCAGTATCATTCCAAATTGTAGAAGATGCAGTGGCTGCTGCGTCAGTGTTAATCCTGAAATAAAACTCGCCCCCATAATTTTCACTATATACAATCCATCCTCCATTACCACTTCTACGTTTAACGATCATTAGCTCAGGGACAACCTTAAGATTGTGTGATTGCGTAGAACCTGCTACTCCATCACCAGTATAAGCCACCACATCAAAAAAGCCTGTGGCGCGTTTGAAAGCGTAATTAACTCGTGGGCTAGACGTTGAATCAAAATTACCAGTGCATGAAATAACGTCTTGATCATACCCAAAATTAAAAAACGAGGAGGACGATTCTGCCCCAGTTGTATGTGTGTACAAAACTTTCCCGTCAGTTAATCTTGATATGTTATAAGTGCTATAATTACTATCCCTCCAAGAACTAAACACCATATCTGTTGCGAAAGGAGTTGCGGGTAGCTCAGTTCCGTTTTGTAAATTTGTTGTTGACAAGTCTATATCAAAAACCTCAGTCCCAGACTCAGGAGTTTTCATTGGGCGGCGTATGGCTATGTAGATGTAGGTGTTGCCGTTGCCATTACCCCCGCCCTCATCGTCCGTCATTAACTTAAAACCTGTTGCGGTAACTTGAATAGCCGCAGGATTATATTGACCTACAGTTTGTTCAGCAGCACCACTATTGGGCATAAGACTTCGCGCTGCTTGTCCGTTAGCGCCTCGCATAACATCAATTATTGTCCACGGATTTCCTGTATCAGAGGCTTTTTGTAAGACCCACTGAGGTTCAAAGCCGACATCAATTTCTTTGCCTGACACGCCATTACCAGTATAACTCCCACACTTAATAATACTCTCGCTGCCATCGTCTCCAAAGCCTCCTGCGTCTGAGGCGAATAGGTAGGCGACGTAGGTTGCGCCATTTATATTAGCGTCTGCTCCAAAATCTTCCCAAATTGAAAAGGTAGTAGAATTCCCACTTGAATAAACTCCTGCTGTTCCTGATGCAGCAGTAGAATTTAATAATGTATATCCTCCATAAGAATGCCATACCCACCAATCGGAACTGCTGTCTAAACGTTTTATAATTACGCAATTTGGAGAAGCGTTCAAATTATGTGAAAAAGTACGCTCAGTAGCTCCATTACCCGTCCAAGTCACAACATCAAAGAACTTCTCAGCCTTGCGGAATGTCCATGCAACTGTGCTGTCGCCGTTTAAATTTATTGCAGCACCCCAATCGTCGCCTATTGTAAACCCATCAGAATTAAACTGATAAAGACCTTTAGTAGAGCCTCCTGAAGAATCATTTTGTTCAGCGGCTGTATTTAATATTAATGGTTTTTGAACTCCTCTTTCAGTGTCATAAAGAGAATGCGAGCTATTGCTGTCTCGACTTTTACCCCAAACTAGCCCACCTTCTCCAGATAAATCAATTCCATTTACAATAGATTGACCTGTTGCACCATTGCCTTCATACAAATAAGTCGAGAAGACATCCTCAACGTACAGAGACTCACCACCTGCATTACCTGCCGCTGCTGTTAGCGCCTTGGCTAATTTGCTCATGCGTTACTCCTAAACGTAGCTGCCAGTGTATGCACCGTAGAGTGTGCTAGAGACTTTCCAGAACACCAGTGTATCCTTCGCAGTCAGCGTAGGAGCAGTGTTGCCACCAGAAGTCACCCAAGTCATTGTAGGCCACGTTACTGTGTAACTTGCACCTGCTTCTAGCTGTAGGACTAAAGATTCTCCAGAGGCTAGTGAGTCTGTGAAGGTCGTATTAGCTGAAAGAGTCTTGGTCTGTATGCCACCGTTAGCAGGGTCTAGTGCTGTACCTGATAGGGCATAGACAGTTTCTGAGATGTTTGCTGCATTAACAGTGCCGGAGAAATGAGCGTCTTTGAAGCGTGAAGAGGTATTACCTAAGCTAGTTAATCCGGCAGACTGCGCTCCAGAAGTGTTGCGTGGAATTATCTCGTCTGAACCATCGTTAAAGCGTAAGCCAGTAATTCCTGTACCAATTAATAAATCACCACCATCCGTGACAATACTACCGACTGTTGTAGTGTCTTTTACAAAACGAACAATTTCACCATCAGTAGTTTTACGATTAAAATATCCTGCAAAATCTGAAGTTGAAACAGCAAGTAATCGACCGTCTGATCTTAACTCCGCACCCTGTGTAGAACTTGACGCACCAGTCTTACCAACAAGCAAGTTGCCACTGCTGTCTATGCGGAGGCGTTCTAGCCCTAATGAGCCAAACGTCATATAATCAAGATTAACTGAGCTTCCTCTATAACTTCTAATCCAAGTAGCAGGAGCAAAAGAATCTGTTGAGCTATTAACAAAGCTGATCTGACCATAATCTCCAGAAGTTGTGGAAGCTCGTTGTATGGTCAAACCGTCAGCATTTGAGCTTGCTTTAATATGAGCAATATTAGCGGGTGTAGTAGTTTTAATACCAACACGATTATTAACAGAGTCAACATACAAAGTGTCAGTATCAATAACCAAACCATCAGCAGTGACTGTGCCTGTGAAGGTTGGGTCTGATGGATTGATAGCAGTGACTTGCCATGCAGAGCCGTTGTAGACTTTCATGTCATTTGACGTAGTGTTGAAATACAACGCACCAGTTAAGAGTGCATTGCCGTCATTGTCTACTGTTGGGTCAGAGGCTTTGTTACCTAAGTAACGATCATCGAAGTCATCGTATACAGAGGCAGCTTCACTAGCAGAACTAGCGGCTGCACTAGCAGAGTCAGAAGCATCTGATGCTGAACTAGCTGAGGCTGAAGCAGAGGTTGCTGCGTCACTAGCTGAACTGGCTGCTGCTGCGGCAGAGTCTGCTGCTGAGGTAGCTGAACCAAGGATAGAGTCTGTGTAGGCTTTGGTAGCTGCGTCTTGAGCTAACGTAGGGTCACCAACACCAGTGATCTTGTTAGTACCCATTGCTATAGCACCCGACATTGTACCGCCTGTCAGGTTTAGCTTGAGTGCGTCTGCTGTGTCTACATAAATTTTAGTAGCTGCGTCTTGTGCAGAAGTAGGGTCGCCCAATCCTGTGATCTTTGACGTACCCATAGCAATAGCGCCAGTCATAGTACCACCCGCAAGAGGTAGCTTAGTGGCTAGTGCTGTTGTAACTGTTCCTGCAAAGTCTGCATCATCGCCTAATGCGGCGGCTAGTTCGTTCAACGTATCTAATGCGGCAGGAGCTGCGTCAATCACTGCTGCAACTGTGTCGTCTACATAAGACTTGTTAGCTGCGTCCGTACCTGCTGTTGGTGTGGAGACGTTTACGAGTTTAGTCGCAGTGAAATCAGCAGTACCGTTAACGACTAAATTGTTTAGAGTAGTCGTACCAGAAGACGCTGTGACGTTTCCTGTGACATTACCTGTCAGATCGCCAGTGACGTTACCTGTCAAGTTTCCAGTGACGTTACCAGTGACATTACCAGTCAAACCACCAACAAAGCCTGTGTTGGCTGTGATTGTAGAGCCTACAATGGTCGATGGTGTACTAGCGCCAATAGGCGTAGAGTTGATTGAGCCACCAGTAATTACTGCATTGCTAGACGCAAAAGTACCGTTGGCTGTTAAAGTGCCAGTAACGGTAGCTGTAGCAGTGGTGATGCTAGACGGATTAGTGCCAAGTTCTACAATTTCTGTAGAGGCATTCTCTGTGAAGATTCTTTTGTCAGTTACGTTGACAGCAAGTTCGCCCTGTACCAAGTCACTCGTAGTGGGGACGGCTGAGGCGGTTGAGCTATTCTTGGTTACAATGGTCGCCATTTACTTTTTCCTTTGGTTAGCTTTGACAGCGCGTAATCTTTTTTCAGCTTCCTTCTTGGTCTTCGAGTATCCTGCCACGTTATCTATTTTCCAACCCTTCTGGGTTTTACGGATGGGCATTACCATTTCACCTTATGTGACCAGTAGCGAGCTGACAGCTTTGATGGGTTAGCATCCTGCGCGTTGTGTCGCGCATAGTATGATTTTTTTCGGGCTTTATCTTTGGCAGTGGTAGGATTTTTACCTGCGCCTTTTACGCCCTGTTGACCGAATCTAACGGTCTTAACTTCATCCCCTACTTTAGCCAATACAACATGGCTCTTCGTGGGATGGTTAGGGGTACGTTTGGGCTTGTTATACCCACTAACGCCTAACTTGGATATTCTTGGGTCTTTTTTACTCATAAGATAAGGGGGCAGGTTACCCTACCCCCATCTCCGCTTAGTTGTCTTAGCCGTTTACAGCAAGAACAAAGCCGCTGTCAGGGCGGTATGCCTTAACACCGTAGAGAGTGTCCGCAGTGTACAGAGTACCGAGGAACTCTTGCTTGTACTGAGTCTGCGAACGAACACCAACCTGCTCCGCGAGGATCAGTGTGTCCTGATGGATAAGCATAGCTGCCTTGATGTCACCGCCTGCTGTGTTATCAGCAGCAGTTTCAATGACAGGGCAGTTAGAGCTAACGTATACGTCAATACCGTAGAGGTTACCGATCTTGCCGTTCTGTACAACCTGACCACCAACGAAGTCAGATGATACATAACGATCAATACCCATGATTGC